AATTAATATGACAGACCAACAATTAAGAGAATGGTTTAATAATTACGGATTTTATGAATTGCCTTGGAATAAAGGTGATTCAAATGAAACAACATTGGCAGAAATAGAAACTTATGGAATTTTATTAAACACGATAACAGGAAGAGCTAAGTTATTTAATATTACAATAAACACTTAATATGCAACGTCATACTATTTTGATAAATAAAAGATTTAGTGCAGATACACAACCCACAGTTACGACATTAACAGGTGGCGGGCAGAGCTTTTTAGTAAATCAAGATAGTTATTATCTAAACAACACAGATGGGTTGAATTTAGGAATTGTAAACCCAACAAACGTTAGAGCCTACCTAAATGATTCCGCAAACGAATCGATTATAAATGACTTTTTTACTTACTTGACAGGAAGCACAAATCAGGATCAATTTAGAGAGATTTTTTATAGTGACCAAAAATTATCAAACGTTTTTAATAGTTATTACACCCAATCTGTTTTTGCAGGACAGCCTTCATCTACATATTATATTTCACAGGAATTAACTGGAACAACAACCATACCTACAACTTATACTAATTTTGATTGGAATGGTTACGCACCTATAAAAAATCCATTTACAGGTGTTACTCAAGAGATATACGGAGCTTCTAGGTTTTATGTGGAGTCAACTGCCACGTATTCATACACTGAAGCGGAAAGCTATTATATACCTGTTTTTATAAAAAGAAATTATGAAGGAACGGCAAGAGATACTTTTGACGTATGTGACAGAACAGTCAACACATTGCTAAATCCAAATTATTCACTCGAACCTTAATTTATGCCTTTTATTCAAGTAATACTATTAGAAAATATTGGAGGTCTCGTAAGAGACAATTTGCCTCCTTCAGCAACCACTATACATACGTTAGAGCAGTGCTTTGTAGATTTGAATTTTCAGTTAAACGAAAACGTAAATTCTTCTTTTTCTGAAAAATCTGTATATTTTACAAGAGCATCTTATGATATATTAGAAGGCTCTATTGGAGATTTTTTTGTTTCGTTAAACGGACCTAGTGAGCTGGGAATCGAAGAATTGGATTTATATTTTTTAGGAACAAATTCTACGGGCGCTACTATAAATGGCGATGCTTTATTTGGATATAACTTTAATGAACCCTTAAGGTTATCTTGGAGTGGTGGAGAACAAGTAAAGACAATTCCTGTTACTGGTCGAACTGATTTTTTAATAGAGGGCACTGAAAGCTTCTATTTTAAACTAGATCATTTTACAAATTGTGTATCTGGAGGATTAGCAAATACAGCAATAAATATTATTAATACAACAACATTTCCTTTAGTTTCTATAGAGTCAACGAATGGATCATACGTACAAAATCCTGAGGGTGTATACAAGTTAAATTTTGGAATAAACGAAGGTGATAGTAAAAACATTCAAATTTCTCTTTCTTTTCCTTCGGTTTCAGGACAAGAAGAAGTTGATGTTGTATTCGTAAATGAAACAGCAAGTAGTATTGATTATCAGACGTCTATTACACAACCTATACACTTAACTTGGGTAGTTGGAGAGCAGGTAAAAATCATTAATGTAGCTGCGATATTAGACCCTGAATTTTTTGAAAGTTCATTAGAAACTTTAACTATAAAGCTTGAGAATCCTATTAGTACCGCTATTAGCTTAGAGCCAATCGCAATACCTAATTCAGGTGTCGGAAAATTTCCTTTTGCTTCAATACAAATATATAATCAAGAACCAATAATTGAGTACGCTAGAGTATATCTAACTCCTTTTATTACACAACCTGGAAGGTCAAACAGTCCTCTTTATTTAAGATTGCCTTATGCAAGTTATAATAACGGATATTCGCAAGCTCAAAATAAATATTTCTTACCTTATCAAGCTACAGCGGCAAATACTTATAACCCACAATTTAATGTTTTTCAAACTTTAAACAACTTTAATGACGATAAGCTAAGTTTGGAAATAAAAAATTTAGGCACTACGCAGGTTATGATTAGTGGAAGCGTTTTAAACGTAGGTGCAACAAAAACAATTACTGGATTAGGAAATACATACTTTATAGATTTACCTGCAAATTTATCTCAAATTACAAATGCTCAAAACGAAACTATAGTTACTGGTGCAAACTATGAAATAACTTTAAATATGCAATATTCAGGAAATAGTTCGATTCTTACAAATACATATACAAATGGAGTTTTTAGCTTAAAGAATCTAAATAACACAAACGCATCCTCTACGAAAAAATTTGAAATAGGAACAGTGCAGTTAAGTACTTATCCTGAGGCTACTTATACGAATTCGATAAACACCTACAGAGCAACCACTAAGTTTTCAAGTATAGGAACAGGTAGAAGTGGATCTGGGTGTCCTGTTTTCAGCTTCAATAATACCACTATAGAAAAAGCACAAGTAGATGGTATTTATTTTATAGATTTTTATTCAACAACTCAATACACGGGTATAGAATTTTTACAAAATGGAGGCATAAATCCTACTTGTAATTCTTCTCAATATACAATACCTTATAGAATTCTGCCTTAATTCTTTATTTTTTTTTAAAAACTATTTATAATTAAAGAAAAAAATGGCTGTAGGATTTTACGGAAATGTTAAGTTAGCTGATGTCGATTTTAACGACGTAGATATTTTTTACTCTTTTTCTCCAAACAGAGAAACGCTTGGTGATGCTCAAATGATTCCATTGTTTGATAGTATTACAAATAATGAATTTAGAAAAATGCTCGGCGTTGACGGTTCATATAAACTTAGACTGCCTGCTGCGATATTTAATCAACTTGGAAACTATCTTGTGCTTATTAGACCTAAGAGTTTTGAAACAACAATTGTAGATTGTTCTTATGTTGTAACGAGTGATCAGAATGAAATACAGATATCTAAAAAAGGTATTGTTATACCAAAATTACAATTTCAAAGCGCAGGATCTTTAATTGGATATCAAATAGAATATTTTGATGACAATGGTGTAAAGATAAAAAATTTACACAGGATTGTTACTAGTAGTGACTTGGTAAGTGTCAGCTCAAACTCAAGCAATATAAACCCTAGTTCTGTTTCTTATGTACTAGATTCTACAGGAAACAACTTGTTTTTGACCTTAACTCCAGATGAAGTTTCTCTAATCACAAAAGAGCAAAAGCCAGATTTAGGAAAAGCTGGTCAAAAAATTATTATCTCAAATACATTCTTTGACCCCGTTATGATTGAGGTTGAAATGGTTGACCAAAATATTAAGACGTTAAGTTATGGTATTTTTGGTAATGCAGTTAGAGATACAGGTACAGGTGTATTTTCATTATTTGATGAAAACAACAACTTGTATAAACAATATAATTTACTTACTAGGAAGAATCAGTTTACAAACGCTATTCTTGATGTTAAAGAAGAAAGAACAAGCATAAACTTAAATCAAAACTTTGGAAATATTTCTCAAGGTTTATAATTAATTTCAGGCTCTTTAGGCACTTCATTCGCTTCATATATTAAATTCAGTCTATATATTTCTGTTAAGCACGCTTCTTTAGAGTTGGCTAAAAAAATGTTATATATAGACCTAGTATACCCATCTGATTGAAATAGTTGTATTACTTTTTTATCGTCATATACGAGCCTCCAAGACATTTCATTATCGGTTTGATTGAATTCTAAGCCATCTATATTTACTGTTTCTACTATCATAATATTAGTTTGTTGTAACTGACCATCCTTTTGATACCAAGCTTAGTGTTGAGGCAGTTCCGTTATATCCGCCTGAAGATCCATTTGGTGCGCTATTTGCTCCCCCACTTATATTTAAAGAACCACCAATCCATCCAGTATTATCAATAGTATAAAGAACATAGTTTACACCAGATGCTGGAAGGCTACATTCGTTTATGGACCAAATTGTCACAGGACCACCATACACAGTAGGTAGGATTAAGTTGCTAAGAGCTGAGTTGCTTGATAGGTTAACTTGATTACTTATTCCGCTAAAAGGAGTTAAGTCTAGAGTTGGCAGAGAAAGGTTTGTGTTAATACCTAAATAGGTTATAGGATTTGAATTTTTTGCCAAAGTATAAGACGTAACTCCTGTATTGCCTTGAATGCTTATAAACCCACCCATTCCAGATAAAGGGGCTAGATTTACAGAACCTAGTGATTTACAAGAGTTTAAGCTAAAAAATGTAATATTATTACTAGAATTTGGAAATATTATATTTGAAGATTTAACATTATCAAACTGAATTTGTCCGCCCATCCCAGTTAATCCACTAATAATTAAGTCATGTGTAAAATCACTATTTCCTATAATAAAACTTGTTATATTTTGAGATGAGTTTGGAAGTGTAATTCCAGTAATATTTGTATTATAACCTAAGTTTATTTGACCGCCTAATCCAGTGAATCCAGATAAGTCAAGTCTGCCATATAGGTTACATTGATCTAAAGAAAATGTATTAAAATTATTAGTATTAGAAGGTGGGAGTGTTAATCCTGTCAAGTTTGGATTTTGAGATATAAAAAAATTCCCACCAAAATTTGGCATTACAGACAAATCTAAATTTCCATATAAATTACAAAACCCAAATCTTACAGAGCTTACTAATAAGTTTGTGGTTGGTAATGTTACGCCTGTTAAATTTGTGTTTGCATTAAAAAGAAAGCCTAAACACGATGTAAATCCTGTCAAATTTAAAGCGCCAAATATACCATCATCAGGCATATTTAAAGTTGTGACATCAGTCAATCTATTAGTTCTCAGCTTTACTGTTTTTAAAGAACTATTTGGATAAGTATAAGAAACTGAATTACCTGCAAAATAAGAACCTCCCTCACCAAGATCCCAAGACGCTCTTTTAGACCCACTCATTTGAACGACAGGATCAAACGTAGTTCCACTAGAAGAGTTTGTTTCAATTATAAACTCCTGTCCAACTTTATTATTTGCCGAAAAAAATCCTCTCACTTTAATTAATTTTAAGTATAATCATTTCCAACAGTCCAATACATTGTTGAGCCATTATATGTAAAAGAAAGTATGTCTGTAGCACTTGCTGTAGATGTAAGCGTTGGTGCACCACCACCTCCGTTTACTACTCTGTGAGTTGTAGCTAAACCATTAACTGTTCCAAATGTTATTGTACTACCGCCAACCCCATCTTGTGTTACTATAATTGTTCCATATTCACCATTTCTTACATTTGTAAGGTTTAATGTTGTTGCAGCACTTAATGTAACTTGATAGTTTGTACTTAAACCTGAAACATTCCAATTTATTGTTGACCCTGTTGTCCCTAAGTTTAGGTATGACTCAACACCGCCACCGCCTGATGCTACGGCAAGATCAACATATTCCTTATCAATTAGAGAACGATTTGTGTAATTTGCGTGATAATTTGAATCATAAATTAGACCTTGTGTGAGAATACTATCTGTTATTTTCATTCCAGTGTCTGTTATATTTATCTGTTGAATGGTTGCGCCACTGTCTCTACCAATTTGGACATATGAACCACTTACACTTGCATATGAATTAACAGAACTACTACCAGATTCAGAATAAAGTCCAGCACTACCCTTTCCTACAATTAAACTAGCTGGTTCACTATTGATAAAGCTTGATTGAATTTTTATTTGTTCAGAATTACCAGAATCTCCAGACATCACAAAAGTGCTAATTCCTGAAAGAGATATTATTGTATCTCCAGATATTTGACCTCCAAGAGTAATGTTATCACCAGATTTTGTTAAACCATTAGATGCTGTTGTAGCAGTTGCAATAGTATTAACAACATACTGTTTATCTACTAAAGAACGATTTGTATAATTAGCTGAATAATCAATATCGTATGTAATTCCAGGGAATGTTAGTATTGTACTAGATGCTCTCATGGTAGACTTTGTAACCTTAAACAAGTTTACGGTTGTACCAGTGTTATATTCTAAACTTGCGCCGTTTACCTGGTTGGCTACCACATAGAAATAATCTGAGTTTCCGCTGTGTATAGACCCTATTGAGGCATACCCATCTGCTACTTGCGTGAAGTGATTTTGATCACCACCTGTACCGCCAACAACTACTGTTGTTATTGAAGTTCCTGTATTTCCAGTGAAAAATAAATCAGTATCATCAACATTTACAATTGTTACTCCCGTGACTGTTAGAGGTAGGTAATTTCCGCTCGAAGAACCAAAAATATTGTACAAATCAGTACCTCCCGAATATATAACTCCGCCTGTTCCTGCGGATAAATTTCCAGAAACTTCAACGTTGTTAAACTCGCCAGTTCCACTGAATTGGTCATTTAACGCCTCTCTACCTATTCCATATGTAACCCCAGTAGGTATTAATTCTCCAATCATTTTATTGTTTTATTATAAATAGTTTTATTAATATTTTATTATATCACTTTCCTTAACGGCTACTAAATCGTATATGTTATCCCATCTTATTTGCAGTTCTACATTGGTAGACGTGTCTCCAGATATATAAATGTTTCTAGAATCTTCTGCGTATCCACGATAGTTTGTAATCAAAGTGTATGCACCATCTTCTAGTGTGTCAAACTCATAATAACCTGTCAAGTCTGTTGTGGTTGTAACAAATGCCGAGTTAGGGTATATAAGTTGCATAGTAGCTCCTGTAACTATACTTCCAGATACATACCCACTTAATGAATATTGACCTAAGGGACTTTCTGCTAATAGTGATTCTGGCACTGTGTATGATGCAATCTGCTCAGTGTATCGACTATCTGATTGAACTCTAACAAATGTTCTAACTGCCTCAGTCTGAGTTTTTGCTGATTTTGTATCAGAAAAAGTGACCACAAATTGTCTAACGCCAAATATATTTTCCATATACTTGACATTCCCAACTCTATACAAAAATGAACTGGCATTACCTTTCAGTGGTATTGAAGCACTTCTAATTGCTTTATTGGTAGAAAACTCAGAAGTTGGAAGTTTAATTTTACTTTCCGCAAAGTGCTTATTTTGTTCAGTCTTCGAAATCGGATAATTAAATATAGTGCCTGAAAAATTTGTATCTCCAGTGTTATACGCAATTTGAATTAGATACTCATCCGCACCCTCCCCTTCTGACCAAAAGAATTCAGGCGCAAAAGTGGTCAAAACACCTTCTACGATTGGATATTCTAATTGAGGCTTATCTGGAACTGTAAAATAGGTAAAATATGCACCCCTAACATCAAGTCCTGTGAAATCACCATTGGTAATAGTATGAGTAGGATCTGTTGTTGTGAAATTCACCTTATCATTCCATGCTTGCTCAGTCAGTTCACCGTCAACATAAGTGTAATAGTTTTCATAATTTAAGCCTTTATCAATCTCAAAACTAAACTCTGTTTCAATAAAATACTGAGCCTTATCTTCAAATAACTCCTCCTTAAGTTGGCCTAATTTTTTTGAATATTGATTTGGATAAAAATCATAAATATTTGTTGTAATACCACTTGTGTTTCCTGTATATACTTGGTACGGTTCATCTAAGAGAGGCTGTAGTAATTTAGCATCTTCTTGAGCGAGCGGTTGATCATATGCTCTAACAAAGTTAATTTGAGGATTACCGCCTAGCTTTTGATTAGTTCTTTGCAAATATGTTGAATCAGCTGGAGATATTGGGTCTTTCGATTTAATTTCAGCCTGAACGTCAATTGTTGGTTGATTTATCTGAAAATTTTTAAATGTTTGATAATCAACTTTATAAATGTTGTGAACAATTTTTGTTATAGTTGTTATAGCACTTGTGCTACCTGTAAATGTATATCTTATAAATGGGTGAGCAAGATTTGTAAATATGCTCAATGGGTTTTGACCATAATAATCGGTTGTTCCGCCCACAGTTGTATATGTAGGAATTGTTTGTTCAAATACAGGCACGTTACCATCATAGGATTGAGCCCAATAATTATTATAAAAAACTTGCGACGAAGAATTATCATCCCCAACAGTTGTGTAATATCTTAATTTTTCTGGTATTGACATATTAATATTCTAATTTAATTACCTAATGTTGGAGGTATTTGCTGCCCCCCTATTAATGTCCCACTTGTTAAAATTGTTCCGCCAATATCATATCCTGCTATTTCTGTAGTTATAGAGTTAGGATTTACATCCATTTGCAACGTTGGATAACTAATTCCCCCCTCTATTGTTTTAACAATAACCGCCTCAAGATTGATATTGCTTACGTCTAGCTCAATTTGGTCATTCACCTTTGTGCTTAAGTGTATAATTGCTACTGCAGGCTCATAAACATCTAATCTTGTCCTAAACTCAGAACCGTCATTTAATCCTGGTTTGTAAACAAATTTTTGCCTGTTAAAAACAGTATTTCTAATTATAGTACCTTGGGTATCAAATATTGTTGTAGCTGGTAGTAATTGTCTAGTATATGTACTAAAATTAACCTCAATTAAATCTAGAAATGGTTGTAATTTATGGAATGTCAATCTATGAGATTGAGGATTACTCCACATATAATAACTTAAATAAGCATTTCTTAATGTCGGATAAAAGAAAGAGGTATCTGTGTATCCTAAGACTTTTCTATTTCTTGGCTCTATTGAGTTTGTATAAATGTGCTCAATGTATTGAGCAAATGTCATTCCCGTAATGTTTTCTGGTTGAATTACATCACAATCTGCGGCATATTCAAAAGGAACAGTTAGAGAGCTAAAGGGTGGCGCCATACTACCCCATAGCCAACAAGTTCCGCTGAGTTGATAGAATTGAAAAACATCACACTCTATAGCCTGTGCTGGATCTAACCCTAAATCAATCTCTTTTGTGTTTACTATGTTTTCAGAACCAAATACACTATTTTCACCAACTACAACTTTGATGTTGTCAAGCTCTTCTAGTGGTTCAAATTCAGGCATCCATTGATTTATGTAGTTATCCCCATTTCCTCTTCCAGGGCCACCTTCTTGAAAAATGTAATTAGATACACTATAGTTTATGTATCCATTTTCATTTATTTTATTTGTATCAACTGCAAATATTTCTGTTGCCTGACCCACCTCAGTACCTAGTGCATCTTCTGTCAACGTTGTAGTTTGATAAAAAGCTTGATTGATTTTATATGTAAATTCATCAAACCTTAAAAGGCATTCTGGCGCTCCTAACAGTTTAAATATAAACTGAATTGCATCCCTAGTCCCTTTCTTTTTGTATAACCAATTTATGTTTATTAAAATCCTTCTCCATATCTCTAAGTTGTAATGAGAAAAAGAATTATCTTCTCCATCAGCATTTCCTGCTAGATATTGAAATAAATCAAGCTCACTAAAGCTATCAGATAATTTCCAACCTAACAAGTTGCTAAGTTTCTTTAAGAATTTGTCTGGAACATTCTCTACTTTATTATAGGTGATTGTGTGCGCAAATGCTATTCCGTCTATATATTTTTTAATTTCATCAAATTCATGACCATAACTCTGAACAAGACTAGCATATATTTGCTGTTGAGAATCAAGTTCAAGATAATTTTCAGGTATTACTGTTTTTACTAAAATGTTTGTTTTTGCATCATCAGTATTAGCCGCAGCTATAAGCATTGATTTTTTAAAATCCTCAAAGCTAGTACCGTAAGTATCTGGATTGAAACCATCTATTGTTGTTGGCCACAAAAAATTATTCTCCACCTCAGTTCTATCATTTTCTACATCTAGTGTATTTAATGTAAAACCATACAGCATATTATATTCCAACTCAGACAGTGCAAATTTGAAATTTGCTAATCTTTGTTTTGTTGGTCTTATGTAAATTGGTAGCGAGCTTGTGGCACCAGTAACTCCTTCTAAGAAATCATTAACAGAAAACTCTAAATAAGCTACTGTATTAGAAGAAAAAGAAAACCCTTGTATTTCTAATACTTGTGTTTGAGCTGAACTAGTTGTAGAGCTCATCTGAATAGCAAACTGACTATAGTCACTAGCAATTGATAAAGAGCCTATTGAGTTTCCTGAATTTATAATAACACTACCCTGATTTTTTAAGACAGAATATGGTATCTTAAAGCTAGCAGATTTTTGACCTGTTAAATTATTATAGTTAGGTGTATAATCATATATAGTTGTCCCAGTTCCTCCATCATATGCTAATATGGCATACGGAAAACTCTCTGTAACACCATTTATTGCATTCACAACCTCTGTATAAAAAGATCCAAAATATGCGTAAGAATAAGAATCTGAAGGGTTTAAATTTAATTCATTAGGAGCTACGCTATATGCGTTAGGCGGTTTAAGATTAACTCCATCAAGACTTTCAAGAGTAGAAAAACTACCAAAACTTAGTCCTAACGTGCCAGCGGTCAACGCCTCTGATGGATTATCTGTATATATTCTGAAGTCACCAAATGTAAAAATTGATGGTGAACTAGAGTTCGCCAATCTTACATCTTCACCAGGTCTGTAAAAGACGGATAAAGTATTTGCAGTATCAGGTAATGTCAGAAAATTAGAAGCCACTTTTAATAATATTTTTTATAAATATTACCAAAAAAGAATTCGAATCTAAAAGGTTATTACTTTTTTTAACTTAAAACTATTTAGATTAATAAGTTTTTATAATAATTTTTATCGAATATTTATTTATAAAAACTAGAAATGGGTAGTTACTTACAGCCAGAGCCGCTAACGTATATAAATATTAAATTAACTGACGTTGGAAGAAGAAATCTTTCTTTAGGTCAGCTTACTTTTAATTCAGTTGTTTTCTCTGATAAGGAAACAAATTATGGTATTGATAGAACTAATCAGTATGATTTTAGTTGTGGCAATAGAATTTTGTCTCCAATTGATGTCGAACCTAAATTAACTCTTAGTTATGATGGGAGTAGTCCTGCGCCAATACAATCTGTAGGTTCAGCGACAAAGATAGTAACTGCTATGACTCAGTCAACAGGGTTTTTCTCAGGCGCTACAAATAGATGGATTGTTGATTCAGGTCTTACAATAGGCCATTCTATAATTTCATATTCAGCGCAAACACCAAACGGCTCAAACACCATACAGATGACAGGCGGAACTTATTTCCCTTCTGGAGGAGAATTGATGTTTGTTGTTTGGAATACTATTCAAAATAGTGGATCTACTTATTCTGATCATTTAATATTATCTGCCAATCCAAGTATGGCTCTTTGGTATAGAGTATTAACTGCAAATACAGGAACTTCAATAGTAACATTAGATAGGGATTTGCCAAACTTCGGCTCTACAGTCGCATCCTCTAGTCAAAAAACAAATACATATTTTTATCCATTTGATGGTATTCAGCAATACTATGGCTCAGCATCAACAGTAGATACTAGGGTTTGGAATTTAAATGTTGTTAGAACTAGTTCTGAGATAGGTACAACGCCTATAATAAGTGGATATACAACATATGGGTCAATAGAATATAACGGTACAAAGCAATTTTTAGGATTTTCTTCTGAAACAAAAAATCTAGGTATCGTACATTATACAAATAACTTCACGGGAAATACTTACGCAGAACAACTTGTAGAAGGCACAGTTAGTATTGATATTCCACATTTAATGTGGCATAGAACAGCTGGAAATACAGGTGAAGTTATGAATTGGGGCGGTCAGTTTAATGACACATATGGCCCTACAATTTTTGATGCTATTGCACAAACTTCATATAGACCACTAAGAGATGGAAGCTCAAGTACTAGCCTAGAGGTGGGTAGGGTTTATCATAAGTTTAAAATCATTGTAATTACAGACCAAGAGCTATTACAAGCGCTAACATTTAAATCAAATAGGAATTATACTTTACCTAAACTTACTTTAGATACTAGCCCTGCACCTAAATTCCCTCTTACTGAGTCAACAGCATCTCCTTTTGTTAAGAGTGGATATACATACTTTGTCACCTATCTAACTGAAAGTGATTATATGTATTCATCAGGCACTTCTTATGGATATCCATTTGCTATGCCTTGTGGATATTATTCTGAATTAAACGGATCAACTACGGCAGCGTCTGCGGATTTATACTTAAAAGTTAATTTCCCTATAAATGCTTTCCCTTATATGAGAAGTTCAACAGGTATGGACACATATTCTGGGACAGGATGGAACTCAAATAAAGTGCAACTTTTGGTAAATCAAGTTAACTTAAATACAGATCCTTATGCTCAACCTGGAAATTTAGATACAGATTCTTGGAAATTAATTTCTGCTAATGAAGGTAATGGGATTTATAGTGGAGGAAATACTAGTGTTGATTCTTTGCAACTTCAAGGATATACTTTTGTGATATCACAAGAAGATTACAATAGTGGAACAACATATTCAATGACAAATGCATATTCTGCATTTACTCAAAATATGGACTATTTAACATTTGGAGATGAATATATTTTCTACGGAAATGTAACAGCTGGAATTAGAGCTACTGTATTCAAATCAGTTCTTACTGCAGTAATGCCAGATACACAATATAACAGCACTTTAAATCAAAGTTTTGACCCAACATATGATACGGATATTTATTTCACAGAAGTAGCCGTATTGGATTCAAAAGGAGATTTAGTTGCGGTAGGTAAGCCTACTGAGCCAATAAAAAAGAATGTAAACAGATATTTAGCAATACAATTAGAAATAGATTTTTAAAAAAATTTAATTTAAAGTATTTATTTAAAAGAATAAAATTATGGGAAAATTAGCTTCAGCATCCACAGTTTATGCCACTGCTTATCTTACTGAGAGGGGTAGAAAATACCTTTTTAATCAAGGCAATGTAAGGTTTGATGCTGCTGGAAATGACTTATTAGAGATGTTGTATTTCACCTTAAGTGATGTCGATACAAATTATCAAACTGTTGCAAGATTGGCATCTGGAGATGTTCCAGATATTTCTGGAAAGAATGACAATTGTATAAAAGCAACTGCGGATTATACTCAAACCAATTTATTATATCAAACAGTTGATGTTTTGGTATTGGCTGATCCTCTATATAGCACCAATTTGCCTGATAATGTTTTAACATTAGATGTTGATAGTGCAACAGTATTCCCTACTTCGTCAGGAACAGATGTGCCGCCTGCTACAACAATAGTAGTAACACCAGGAAATGTGCTTGTTGCTGGTCAATAAATATTATAGTAATAACAATTAAAAAAATTTAGATATGCCAGCAGCTTTACCAACAATAGCAAATATAAATCCTTACTCTAATGCCGCAATATTCAAAAAGGAGATTCAATTCTTTACGCAAGATGAAATTACAGGCCAAAGTATAACTGAGGGTTACAATGTTAATGGTCCATTTCATACAACGATTACTGCAATACCTCTAGCGGGCGGAACAAAATTTGTTGTACCCCTAACTACAGACACTGGGTCTGGTGCCCCATTTCTAAAATTTCACTTTCCAAATGGAACAAGTTCAAATAAGATGTATGTAACGTTTTCTGTGAAAAATTCAAGAATGGCTGATGGATATTATGATTATACAACAGGAATACCTACTACTTATAAAAACCAATTAAAAAACTTTATCGTTTCGCCAATTAGTGCAATTCAGCTATTTAATGTTAGCGGTCCAAGGGAGAAAGCGATAAGATTTACAACTTATGGGAGCTCAACAAACAAGCCTGCTGAATCTGTTACCTTTTATGTGGCGTTCAAAGCTGTGTTCACTCCTAATACATCTACAGCTGCATCAGGAAATGCAGTTCTTACTCCTGCGCTTGGTGGTGGAGGTACAACAACAACAACGCCATCAACTGGTTTACCAATATCAGGATTTCCAGCTGGTGCTGTGACGCAAGTGCCAGCAAGTACAATTCCAGGTTTTCAAACTAGACCACTTTAAAAATATAAAAATATAAAAAAAATTTAGAAAATGCCTAACGTAATATTTAAACCAGTAACTAGTACAATTTCCAGTAGACAAGAGCAAATCACATTCACAGGAATGAATGGTAGTGAGCTAGTTTTCACACTTTGCGATAGAACGGAAACAACATCAACAGAGGCGAATTATTTCTCTTCATTTGGTCTTCCATATGAATACAATGCCTTGGCAAGTGGATCTACTTTAGCCACTCAGTATCCTGAGGTTTATCAATTGAATCGTGATAGAATTGTTATTATGCCAATTCCAAAGCAAAACTATAGTGAATTAATCGATGGCAGAAGTATTACGATGAAAGTTCCTCAGTTCAGTGGAACTACAGGAATTAGCGCCAAAACTATTTATTCTAGTACATATACAACCTTAACAAAAACAGACAATAATCCTATACTTGGAAGTAATATAGCTTTTCTTTTCTCTGATGAAATAAACAAACCATACACAGGAGAAACAAATAATGGTCAATTCTCAAATGTAGGAAATACAACTTGGGGAGTTGGTTTAAATTATACAGATAGACCTGCCGCTGTATCTTATTCGGATTTGGCTAACAATGATGTTAATACTGACACAAGACCTTGGTCTGCTGTTAGTTTGGCAAATGGCGTACCTGAAGAATATCCTACAAACACAAATCAGGGATACAATTATGATATTCCACTCGGTTTTGTCGCACTAGATAAAGGGTTTGTTGTATTCACACACCCATCTATTGTAGACAATATGCCTTGGCCTTTAGGTCAAAGTCAAACCACAGCAAATCTAAACACGACTTCAGGAACAACAAACATTTATTTCTCTGCAACGCCAACATCGAATATAACTTATGTAGATATTAGTATAAACTATAAGACAACTGTTGTATGTTTAGCTTTGCCACAAGAATTTTATTTCTCAAATAACCCAAGTTGGGATTTTGTATACAACTACAATGAGTTATTAGGTCAAACAAATGGATTTGAGTCAGTGTTTGTTACAGAAGTAGGTTTGTATAATAGGATTAGCGAATTGGTAGCTGTTGCAAAAATAAGCGAGCCATTAGAAAAAACTTATACAAACATCATCAACTTTACTTTGAATGTTGATGTATAAATAAAAATACTAAATAAAAGAAGCCTTGATATTAGTCAGGGCTTTTTTTATGTTTATTAAAAATTTATTATGGTATTAGCATTAGATATTTCTACAACTTGTATTGGTTATTGTGTGTTTAACAATGCAGGAAAATTATTAAAGATGAGTTGCGTAAAATTTAATAGCAAGCAAACAAAGTTTGAAAGGCTAGAAAAGTTTATCATAGAAATGTGTCAAGAAGGTATAGATAAGATGCCGATTGAAACAGTTGCAATAGAAGAACCATTAAAAAAGTTTAAAGGAAAATTCTCTTCTGCTGATACTATTGCAATTTTAAATCACTTCAATGGAATGATTAGTTCTTGGTTATATACAAACTACAACCAAGAGCCTGCGTATTACAATGTGAACAATGCTAGATCAACCGTGTTCCCAGGGTTAAAAGTCGCAAAAGAAGAAGGCTCAATCAAACATGAGGTTTGGAGAAAGGTTATGGAAAAAGAACCTCAAATCAATTGGAGATATAGTCCTAGAACAAGAAAGTTGATGGATGAGAACTATGATATGAGTGATGCTTATGTGGTTGGCGCCTGTCACCTAGCTATAATTAATAGACAACTAAATAGTTAAAAAAACCAATGATGCCAAGTATAATATAGACTAAAGCTCGGCATCATTGGTTTTTTTTACTCTCCAATTGTTTTCCTTATACAATATCTTTTGATTCGATTAATGTATATGTAAAGTTATTACCGTGTAAATCTTTCGCCTTTCTACATATTTTCATAAATTCTTCAAAGTCTGCAGATTTTTTAAATACTTGACACCCCTCTGACCAATTTTCAACATATGTTGAATCAGCACCAGCTTTGTGAATGTTAATTCCAAAAACACCTTCTTGCATAGATTTTTCATCATATATCATATCCTTATTTGGATCACGATAAACTTTTACTGGCTTATTCTGCCCTAGTGCCTCATATTTACCTGCGTGAAGCCTCATAATGTGAGAGTTAATATATTGACCCTCAACTAATCTAGCAACACCAGCTTTATTTCCATACTGCATAACTCCTTTTGTTCCAGGGTCTGTAGTAGCTGGCCAAGAGTGGCATTTCCAAACACCATCTTCTTTATATGAAAGAGTTAGATAATCATCAAATAGATTAGTTACTTTTTGACCTGTTGAAGAATTTCTTACTCCAACAATATTTAACACAAAGTCTTTATCTTCAAACCACTTATGACCTTTTGTCTTAACGGCAGTTTCAATTTGTTCTTTAGTATACCTGCCTGTTGGTGTTGTTGCCGTTGTTGGTTTAGCATCTAGGACGATACCCATTTTAGCTAATGTTGTAGGGCCTACAACTCCATCTGGGGTTAATCCGTGTTTTTTTTGAAACTCAATAACAGCAGCTTCTGTTTTAGGGCCAAAGCTTCCTATTTGTTCTACACCTAATACTGCTTGAATCTTTTTAACAGTATCATTGTTGTCTCCTTTTTTTAGTATCATATTATTCTGTTTTTTATTTATTTATTATTTATTTTCAGTTGCGTATTTAACTCCCATTATTGTTCCTACTATAGAAAATGCATTCGTTAGTAAGATTCCAAACATATTAGACCAAGTTGAGCCAATAATCTGCGTGTCTTTACCAGTAGCCATTGCAACACCGTACATTATTGTAGTAAAAATACCAACACCAATAATAATAAATAGTGCTGTTTTAACAATTGTTCCAATCAGCTCAAATTGAGACTTTTTTTGTAACACGTCTAGATCAGTTAATGCCTTATCTTTCATTTGTAATGCATTATTTTTAGCTTCTTCAGCGTCTTGTAAGGCAATATTTAATTCTTTATTAATTCGCAAATTTTCTTCTTCAGATTCTTGCAATTCACGGTTTCTTGTCTGAACCTGTTTTGTAATTTCAAGTCTTTTCCTGCGGCTTTCTTTATCTTTTTCCATTGAAGATGACAAATAAGTCTTGAACTCTACATCACCTTCCTCGGCATCAATAAGTTTTAGAATGTTACCTTCAAGAGACACACGTTTTGTTTTTTGAACCTCTAGTAACCAATTCCTTACGGTTTTGTCTACTTTCATTACCTGTATATTTTGAAAGGATTTGTTCTATTTTTATAACCTTCAAAATCTTTACGAAACTCTTCAAGTCTTGGCTCAATGTCATCTGACTTGATTATCCAAAATTGTGCTCCTGATTTTACAGCTTTTGCTTGTTCTTCAGGCTCATCAGAAGAGGATATAATTCCAATAACTACATTGTTACCATATTCAAAGTTTATTTTACGTATAAGCTCAATACCATCGTATGAAGAGCCGATTATATTCAAGTCAACAAAAACACATTCAGGTTTGCCACTTGGCTCTGTTTGCCAGCCTGAGAAAAGTTTAGCCGCTTCATCAGCACTATCCAAACTTTCTAATGAAAGTGAAATATCTAGAAGACTACAAGCGTCTTCAAATACTAGATGAAATAAACTTTCATCGTCAACTAATAATATTGAATCAATCATTTTATTTTAATTTTATTTTAATTTGAGTTCCACCTTGAGGTAATTTATCACAAGTAATTGAAAATTTATGCTCTTCTAATATAGCAATACAGATATTAAGACCTAGACCTGTCCCAGATTCTTGCTGTCCTTCCTTGCGAGTATACGGCTTAGATAGATGATTAAATTCTTCTTGAGATAAACCTCTTCCATTGTCTTCTACAAATAATGTATCATCTACTCTATATATATTTATCATTTTAGATAAGCTATCATTATATTTAAGACCGTTGCGTATTAAATTATCTAATGATGTGCAAAATAACGCTTCGTTAACACTAAACTCCCCTAGGTCAGAAAGATTAACTTGAGGTCTATAAGCTGTTGCAGAAAGATAATCTTCTAGAATAGCTTTCAGATTACAATTCAATCGATTTAACACTACATCTTTCTTTACAAGATTAGTAAATTCGTAAACTCCTTTATAGACTTTCTGTGTATGTCGAAGGCCTTCTTTTATCATTTTAATAGGAGCTTCAATTTTCAATTCTTTTATTTGTTCTTCAGTTAATCTTCTGTCTAACGAAGTCAAACCACGAGGCATATAAGTGTTAATTCCGCTATGCATGTCATGCCTAAGTATTTTAGCAGCATGCTCAAGATATGTATTTTTCTTTTCTATCTCTTTCTGCTGATTATAGCTTTCGGTAATATCAGTAGCAATTTTCATTACTCGATAAGATTTACCGTCATTATCTATAATAGGATTGTATGTTGCTTGAAGATAAATTATAGTTCCGTCTTTTTTCTTTCGTGTAACCTCTCCGCTAAAGAATTTTCCTTCACCTAAAGTTTTCCAAAAATCTCGGTATTCTTTAGTATCTCTTACACCATCTTCAACAAATAAACTATGATGTTTTCCGACAAGCTCTTTATTTGTATCATATCCTAAAGTTTTTAAAAATAGTTTATTAGCAAATTTTATGTTACCTTCTAAGTCAAATTCAATAACCGCATTCGATTGGTTAATAGCGCTCATTCTGTTAGAAATCTCAGTTTCTTTTCTTTTTAATTCAGTAACATCTTGACGAATTGACATAAACCCTTGAAGATTACCTTTTTCATCAAACTCACATTTAATAAACGTATCTACGTAGTATAAAGAGCCATCCTTTGCACGATTAGTGCATATAGCGTTCCAAATTTTCTTTTCTTTAACAACCGTATGATACATATCAGACCAAAACTCTTTTGAATGCGTTCCGCTATTTACGATGTTATGATCTTTACCGATCACTTCTTCTAGTGAATAACCAGAGACTTCGGTAAATTTGTCATTCACATAAGTAATCTTTCCGTATTTATCTGCTTTAGAAATGATAGAAGAAGAATCTAAAAAATTCTCAAGCTCAAGCAACTTATCTACTAAATCTTTAGATACCGAATCTTTAGTAGAATTGATAGCATCTCGGATTAATAGAGTGAATATAGGAATGAATAAGATAAAACATGTAAATTCCATCCATCTAGTAATTTCTGTAGAAGGCATGTGACCGATAAGAACCGATGTTTTAACCCATCCAAAAATTAGCATCGTCATAATAGCGATAGCTAATATAATTTTTGTTCTTAAGCGATATTTCATAGATTTTTTACTTTGTAAAATATAGATTTGCTTCAGCTTCTCTGCGTCTTACAAGACCTTTTAATGTTTTACCTCCAGCTTTAACCCACTTCATAAATTCTAACCTTATTGATTCATCTGCAGGATTAGCATTTACTTTCTTAAGTAGGGTAGAAGCTTTTAAGTTTGCAGGACCTAAGTTATATGCAAATGATACTAACGCATCAAATTGATTCTGCGTAATAGTGTCTACACAATAGCTATCTACATATTTTTCAAAACTTATTAACATATGTGCTAATAAATCAGTTGCCTGTCCTTCTGTGATTACAGCGTCAGTCATTGTTACCTTTTTACCATCAGGATAAAAAGTAGCTCCGTATCCGATAGTACAAATTTTTGCTGGACATAAATAAGGCTTACTAGAAAACCCTTCAAATGATTTAATCATATCAATTCCCGCTTTCCCCGTCTTCGTTATTTTCATCTTTGTTCTTTTTTTTAAGTGACATAATTCTACCTGCTGTCGTAATTCCAAATGCTCCAAGAGTAATAATCATAAATCCATCAAAAATGAATTCCTTAATTACTAATTCTTTACTCCAAATACCTGTAACTACATCAACTATTAAGATAAATACCATAGCGAAAAACGCTACTACCCCTACAAAGGCTTGCTCGTTTACTTTATTATTATCTGATACGAGCTCTCTAAAAAATTTCTTCATTGTTCTTTTTTTTAATAAATATCAAAAATTTTTTTAATGCAAAAAATATTTATTTGTATGATTACATAATTTTTTAATCAATTTTTTTGACTAACTTTGTCTTTATGGTTGGTCAAGAAGAAAATAGATTTTTAATTGTTAATTTGCTGGAAGGGTTTTTGGGTGCTCCAAAAAACTCAAGAAACTCCGACAGTAAAATACAGTGGGAATTTAACTGTGTTAGTCCAACTTGTCGCCATGATCACGATAAATTCAATCTAACATACAACGCTTCCACTTTTGTTTTTAATTGTTGGAAATGTAATTACAGAGGTTTCGTATATAGGCTTGTTGGTGATTACGGAAAGCAATCCGACTTGAATAGGTTAAAACTATTGCTTCCTGACAACAAGAGCCAAAATCTAAATATTTTCAAGAAACCCGAAATTAACTATGATTTAATTACTTGCGATTTACCTGAAGGGTATCTTCCTCTAAGTTATGAGAGAAATACAAATCTTTATAGAATGGCTTATGATTATGCGACAAAAGAAAGAAAGATATCTCCTCAGCAAATAGACAAATATAAAATTGGATACACAGAAACAGGACCGAGAAAGTATAGAATCATCTTACCATCACTTAATTCTGCTGGTAAAATAAATTATTTTGAGGCTAGGTCTTATATGCTTAACCCTAAAATACCATATTATAAACCCAATCACCCTAATGTACAAGATATAATTTATAATGAGTATTTTATAAATTGGAATTTAACCGTATATTTGGTCGAAGGTGTTTTTGATTCAATTAGAGTTCCAAACTCCATTCCCCTATTAGGTAAAGGTGTTTCTCCGTTGTTAATAGATAAATTATTGAAACATAACCCTAGAGTTGTGCTTTGTTTAGATGGAGATGCATTTAAGGATAGTGTTCAATATTATGACCAAATGACATCATTAGGTTTAGATGTTTATTTTGTGGATTTGACAAGCAAAAAAGATATTTCAAAACTATTTGAAGATGAAGGGCAAGCTGCTGTTACAGCCCTATTAAAAACAGCAAAGAGATTAGATATAAGTTATAGACTCACAAAAATATTAAACGAATGAAAATTGCTCACCTTGCGGACATCCAAATACGTTTTGGATCCAGACATGATGAATACAGACAGGTATTTGGAAGACTTTATGAGGATTTAAAAATACAAAAACCAGATAGAATATTTTTGGGCGGTGACTTGGTTCATCACAAAATAAATATGTCGCCAAACTCTTTCGAGTTGTTAGCTGAGTTTTTGTTAAATCTTTCCAAGATTGCGCCAACAGATGTAATATTAGGAAATCATGATCTTAACCTACAACAATTAGAACAAGGGGATGCAATATCTCCAATATTCAAATTGGGTGGCATGTTCGAAAGAGATGGCGATAAAACCGCTTTCATTGTGACGGACGAAAATAAGGACGAAATTGATTACAATAAAAAGGCAATTTATTACTACCCAAATAGTGGTATCTACAATATTGGTGATGAAATTGTGTATGGAAATTTTTCTTGTAAGGACGATGAAATCATCGAGTTAACTTCTAGAGAAGAGGGAAAAAAATACATAGCACTATACCATGGTACTGTTTATGGGTCTAGAGGTGATAATGGTTATGAGCAAAAGGGTGATAACCTTATGAGATTAAGCACTTTTAAGCATTTTGATATCGTTATGTTGGGTGATATACATGAATACCAAAGTTTTAGAGACGACGCATCTGTCGCTTATTGTGGCAGCTTGATACAACAGAATTATGGTGAGTCGCTAGATAAGGGCTATTTAATTTGGGATACGGATACAAATTCTCACGTTAGAAAATTTATTCCAAATGATTATGGGTTTTCTAAACTTGTAATTGCCAGGGGTGAGAATATCGATGATAGATTGACACATCTTAGATTCAGTCATAATAAGAAGAAAACGAGAGTTCATATTATCATTGAGGAGTTGGAAGAAAATTTCTCTCAAGAAAGAGAAAATCAAATTACTAGACAAATAAAAGAAAAACATAGGTGTGAACTTGTAAAAGTTGAGCACTCATTTGTCGCAAAAGATATTCTTATTGACGATGAATCAGTTGAGGATCCAAGAAAGCAAAGCGAAGAATACATCAAAGAGTTTATTGCAGATGGTACATTTGATTGTGACGAAGAAGAAATTTCTGAAATACTTAAATTAAATGCAGACCTCAATAAAGAGCTTGGAATAAACGAGCATGAAGACAAGACTGGTAGTTCTTGGTTTATGGAAAAAATAGAAATAAGTAATATTTTTTCTTTTCCAATCAAACCAACTGTTGTTGATTTTAATTCCCTCAATGGAATCACTGGTTTATTTGGTGAGAATTACAATGGTAAGTCAAATGTTATTAAAGCAATCGTTTGGGGGCTGTACAAAGAGATACTAGGTGGAGGTGACCCAAAGTTCCTTGTTAACTTATATACGGACTCTAATCAAGGATATGTAACAATTTATTTGACAATAGATGATAAGAAGTATAAGATTCACAGAACCATAAAAACCACTAAGCACAAAGATGGGAAAATATCAAATTCTTACGGAATAAAATATCAATCCTTGGAATTGGGTTATGATCAAGATGGTGATTTGGAAAGTGAGTCTTGGGAGAATGAAAAATCTGATAAGGCAACTGCCGAAAAAAGAGAAGTGGAAAGTCTTGTTGAAGAGTCAATAGGAGATGTTGACGATTTCACAAAAGTAACCCTACAAGTTCAAGGCGGTAAGGATGACTACATCAATCAAAGTCAGCAACCAAAGAATGCTCTCATAAGTAGATACCTCGGATTGGAGGCGTATAAAATGCGTTATGAATATGCAAATGAGTACTTTAAGGAAATTAAGAAGAAGCAAAAAGAAATTGGCGCTAAGCTAGAAATTGAGCTAAAAGTTACTGAATTAGAAAAAAGTAAATCAGATAAGGATATTATGCTTGACAGGTTAAAAGCTGACAAGGAAGATGTAACGAAAAACAAAGAGGGGGTTGATAAAGATATTATTGAGCAAACTAAGAAACTTGATAAGATAGAGCAATTAAAATATAATGACTCTACTGTTGTCGAAAATCTTATAAAGCAAGAAGGGGAAAATCTAGTTAAGTACGATAAAGCAATTAGTGACTTGGAAGGTTGGTTATCTACAAACTTTAAGAAGGAACTTCCATTTAAAGAAGGGGAGACAGAAGAGGGTGTTATAAAAGAATTGGCAACTGCTCAAACTGACTTTAAAAAAGAAAAAGATGAATATGTCAAAATTGATTCTTGGCTAAGCGATAAAGTAAAGAAAGATTTGCTCAACATTGATGGGTTGGATACAAAAATAATTTCTCTACGAGAAGAAGTTACTACGTTGCAAAGTCAGCTTCCAACATTTATGGGTAAATCTTGTCCAACTTGTGGAAATGTGCAACAGAAAGCAGATCCTGAAAAGGAGAAAGAGTGCTTGGCAAGTATAGAATTGAAGAAAGGCGAAATAGCAAATTTACAAAACCAAATCGACTCAAATAATGGAATTGCAAGAGAAAATCTTTTAATAGAAGGACAGACAGAGAAGAAGAAAAATATTACCGACTCTTTGCAGAACAGAAAAGAAAAGATAGATCTTCTTAAAGGCAGGCTTTCGCTTTTTGAATCTATGAAAGAAATCATAGAACATAACAAAAAAGTCGAAGACAATTCAACTAGGCTGGAAAAAGGTAGAGCTGTAAAAGCACAAACTGAAAAGACAATAGAAGGGCTGAAAGAAAACTTGACGAAGATTTCGGAAAACAAAAAGAAAGAAACTAAAAATAAATCGATTCAGGAGTATATAAATTCACAAGATGAAGTATCTAGAGCGTACAAGCAAACATTGTATGGGCTAGATAAAAACATCACGGAAGTATATGGTGACATAAGAGTTTTGGAATCTGAAATAAAAACAAATTCCGAAAAGCTAGAATCGATAAAAGAAGTCGAGAAAATGTTTAGAAAGTATTCAATCTACTTGCAAGCTATGCATAGAGATGGAATTCCTGCTTTAATTATTAGAAAGAAATTACCGATTATAAACAGCAAGATTAATTCTATTCTTCAGCAAATTGTCGGCTTTAAAGTGGAGCTTGATATTCTTCCAAACGGAGATATTTTTGAATACTTCTATTATAGTGATGATAAAGCAGATTCCTTACCTCTTCAGTTTGCATCTGGGGCTCAAAAGTTTGTGGCATCAATAGCAATTAAAGATGCTCTACATTTTATTAGTACACTTACAAAACCATCAATTTCAATTATAGATGAGGGATTTGGAACTTTGGATGATAGACTTTCTTTGGAAATTGTAAATATTTTACAATATTTAAAGAGTAAGCACAAGAATGTAATTTTTGTTACTCACAAAAATGAAATTAAAGATTTTGCTGACAATATTATTGAGGTGAAAAAAATTAAGAAAGGAATTTCTCAAGAAATTTTAGATGCAAATCCTGAAGCTGGAGTTACAACAATATCTATATCATAATGGAAGATGACTACGAAGATAACCCAATAGAGGAAAATCCATCCGAGTTTATAAAAAAAGCTGCGGAAGAAAGGGCTATGAACTTACAGAGAGAGGCGTATGAAAGAGAAATACTTCAGCGCCAAGCTATGCAATCTATTATCGATAGAAAGATTAGAGACAATCAAAGAAAAGTTCAAGAGCAAAAGAAGGTGAAGACAATTGAGGACGCTCTTAAAAAAGGTGTTAAGATTAGGTGGGAAATAGTAAATAATGGGACTCTTAAAGGTTTTGTCCGCAACAAGTTTGTGTTTGAGATAAAAAAGGGTTTTACTATTTACAACCTATATGTGAAAGATAAATCTTTTTTATCTGAAAATTGTAAAACAGGATATACATCTTGTTCCTCTAATTTAGAGAACATAAAAGGTAAGGCTGAAAAGTTATTGATTATTTAAGCTTCGGTTTCTGCGCCTGCCTCTGGCTCTGTCTCTACCTGATTCTGAATTGAGTCTTGGTATGCTCTTGCTTTTGCGGGGCTGTAGCTGGCCATCATAGTAACCATAGCACTATCTTTCTCTTTATAGTTTGGAAGCGGTTGACTAAAAAAGTTATCAGTAAGCCACATAGCTTTAATATTACTTACCTTAAATAATCTCCAAACATCTTCTGCTTCAGCACTTCTGACTCCAGTCTCTCTCGCCGCTTTTTCAGACTGACCTGCTAAGTGATATCCTCTAACTACCAAGTTCCCATTTTCATCCGTACCCATTGCTACAGGCCAAATAATTCTAGATTTTGTCGTTGGCATTTTATAGTTCTTGTTGTTGGATTGAAAGTTTAATCCAATTTCACGACCTTGTTCGATAGCCTGCTTCATAGAATCAGCATTAAAACTAAACCTTTCAGAACTTTTGTTCAGAGCATCTGACTTGCTAGTTGGATCCATACCTTCGTCTAAAGATGACAATCCAGCCAACTCTTTAAGTCTTTTCTTATATGTTTCGCTAAGCAACATCTTTAATAAATATGTCCAAAAAACTTATTTTTACGCTGTTTTTTTGTATATTTGTAAATTATGGCAGAAGAAAAAATTATAGATAAAAACGAAAGTTACAAAGTATTAAAAAAAGAAAATCCTGATAGAAAACATATCAGCTTCAGTGAGTTTTCTTTATTTAATCAATGTGGGCATAGACACCTGCTTGAAAAGCGCTTGGGTTTATTGCAACAACCACCATCAATACATTTGTATTTTGGTAATGCAATTCACTCAACAATTGAACTTTCTCTGAAGGATAATCTGTCTATCGAAAAAAGAATTGAATATTTTAAAGCAACATTTTCCAAGGATATGATGGACAATATGAGGGAAACAAACGATTACAAGTTTAGTCTTCATCATTTCCTAACTCAGGGTGAACAAATATTAAAATTCTTGGATTTAAATAAAATCTTAGATGAGTATGATTTGGTTTCAGTTGAAGAAGCTTTATATGAAAATATTTTTTCTAAGTATTTTTTTAAAGGATTTATAGATTTGGTTTTGCAAAATAAAGTTACGAAACGCTATAAGATTTTGGATTGGAAAACTTCTGGAGAAGACTGGGATGTGGAAAAAAAGAAAAAAGATGAGATTTTTTTATGCCAAATGAGGTTTTATAAATTCTTTTGGTCAAGAAAGAACAATATTGATTTAGATAATGTTGATTGCTCATATGTAGTTTTAAACAGACTTAGAAAGAAGAAGGATCCAAATTCTTATCCTGGAAATATCCAAACAGTTGATATAAACTCAAGCAAGGAGGAAATAAAATATTCCCTAGAGAAGTTGGCAAAATCTATAAAAATGATTCATATAGAAAAATCCTTTCCAAAGATAAAGTTTACATTGGGAGACAGAATGGGTTGTATGTTTTGCCCACTTAAAGGCGGAAAGCACCCAATGTGCGACTCATCTGATAAACAACATAAAAAATTATTAATTGAACATAAAAAATAAAATTATGGCTTATTACACTAAACAACAGGTTTCTGATTACATTAAAGAAGTTTTGCAAAGAGCAAAAAATAGTGAAATTAAAGTAATGGTGAACCTAGAAGAATGCGCTAGAAAACTTGGCGATGAAGAAAATTTAATCCCAATGTTTTGGGTGGAGGTACAATCGGTTCAAGATAGTGGAAATGTAAATGTCAAGATGGAAGGGACTGTTTTTGTCAAAATAGAATTTGACTTGTATTGCGATGACAGATACGCACTTGATTGCTTCCAAGCCACTCAAGAAGGTGTTCCTGTATACGAAATTGTGAAGAAGAGAAATGAACAGACTGCCTCCATGAAGAGCGTCTCAGAAGAAGAGAAGGCGGAAATGGCAAACAGACTAAAAGAATCATTAAATAACTTGTCAAACAATTCCTAATATGGATTTAAGCGAATTAGAAGAACTAAAGACTTATAGCGAACTTGATTTGCTTTACAAGATAATTGAGGTGGCTGAGGGCGCAAAGAAAAGAACTGAATTGGTGCTTCATAATAATCACGCAGCAGGTGTTGATGTTAGAAAAACATTACAGGATGTTAGACTTCTTTCTTTGATTATGAGAGATCAAATTCAAAGAAGAGACAGGAAGAGAAAAAACAAGTCTGTAAGCAAAAGTTCCGCCCTAGACAAGGCAATCAAAGCAGAAAATACAAGACTAAAGAAAGAAGACGAAAGAATTCGAAAATTGGAAGAAAAAAGAAAAAATAGGTGATATGGCAAAGAAGCAAGCAGATTCACAAAAGAATGAAGTAAATGTAAGAAAGTTAAAAACAAATTATGAACTCAGATATGATTTCAATAAAATGCTTTCTGAATACATAAAGTCTTTACCAAAAGAGCATAGAAGCACAAGGAAAGACTCCATAATGAACGCCGATGGTGTTGAAAAAGCTGATTGGGTAAGAACTGTCCGTGAGTACGCAATGGGTAATGTGGTTAATTTTATGGTCGATAACGGAATACCTTTCACGTTTCAAAATGTTCCTGAGGATGATATCAACAAATTGAGAAAGGAGTACTCAGATAGACAAAAGAGGCTTGCTGAAATTTTAAAACTTAAAGCAGAATCTTTAGACATTTCTGAAGAAGATTATTCTTTCTTAAAGAGAAAACCATACAACTATCAAAAACAAGCTGTAAAGTTTTTTGAGATAAATGATGGTAAGGCAATATTGGGTGATCAACCTGGTGTCGGAAAAACATTGTCTGCAATTTCTTATGCTGTCAAACATCAATATAAGACATTGGTAATATGCCCATCATCACTTAAGCTTAATTGGAGAAAGGAAATTGACGACTTTACAAACGAAAAAGCTTTTGTGTATAAGTATATGCCCAAAAAAAGAAGCAAAGACGTTGCATATAAGAAAGATGAATCTCTTTTCCATGTGATAAACTATGAGTCGCTAGATAGTTATGTTAAGATTGAGTATAAACATAAGTGTAAAGGAAAAATGATTAGAACTGCAGGTAACGGAATGGTTGAGTGTGGTTGCGAAATAATAAATCTAAATAAAACTCAAGTAGAATGTCCTCAGTGCAAGAATAAAAAAACATTTAGGTCAACATTTCATTCTCTACAATATTTTGAAGATGGGTTTGGAGAGTATTTAAATCCTGAAGATTATGATTTAATTGTAATTGATGAATCTCACAGAATTAAAGAAAAGAAGACAGGTTGGACACAGGTTATTGTTCGAGCATTTAGAGACACTATACCTAGAAAGATTTTAATTTCAGGTACAGCAATTAAGAGTAGGCCATCAGAGTTTTTCACTTCTTTAAACTTTTTAAATAAAGACGAGTGGAATAATCAACATGAGTTCGGAGTAAAATATTGCGCTGGATACGACACTGGTTTTGGATGGGATTATAGCGGTGTATCAAACTTGGAGCAATTATTCACCAGGATTTCTGGAGTATTCCTTAGAAGGTTGAAAAAAGATGTTTTACAAGACTTGCCTCCAAAGACATATACAAATATGCCAATAGAACTAACTGATGCTGAGTATAAAGAGTATGAACAAATTTTGAAGTCTTTCAAAAAAGAAGATGAAAATGGGAAGTCTGTAGAAGAGTCTTATTTGGCAAAAATTGCAAAGCTTAAATTATTTACTGGTAGATGTAAATTGAAGAGAGCCATAGATTATATTCAGGATATAATTGATGGGGGCGAGAAGGTTGTCATTATGTCTGATCTACAAGAACTCGCAGAAGAGGTTCATAAGTTGTTTCCTAAGATATCAGTTCTGCATACAGGATCAATGAATGAGAATGATAAATTTGAATCTTATCAAAACTTTCAGAAGAATAAGGATATAAAAGTTTTTTCAGGAATGATTATGGCTTCAGGTGTCGGAATCAGTCTTACAGAGGCGAGTCGTTTGATATTTTTAGGCTTTGGATGGACGCCTGGCGATATGATGCAGGCCGAAGATAGAATTCACAGAGCGTCTACAACACATGATAATATTCAGATTATTACCCTATATTGTGTAGGGACTATAGATGAGGACATAATGGAGTTTTTAGATGAAAAAGACCAGGTGGTAACTATGGTTTTAGATAACAAGAGAGTGGATAAAAAAGTTCATACAGGTGATTATAATATGTTAAAGGCTTTGATTGAAAAAATAAAAGGTCAATAATTTTTCTATATTAATAATTCTCATAAAGAAAAACATTTTTTTTTCATATTTATAAGAAAATTAAAAACGAAAATCTATGAAAAAAGAAATTATATCAGAATCTAGACTTAGAGAAATTATTTCTGAAGAAGCTGCTAGATTTAAAAAGAAATTAACTCTAGAAGCTGAAAAGAAAAATCTTCTTAAGAAGCTTAATGAGATGTACATGGAAGAAGATGTGATGGATGAAGATGTGATGGAAGGTGATGAGTTGGATGAGGCTAACATGATTACTAGATTCTTTAACAGAACAATGGGTGGTAAAGCTCAATTTGAAGAAAGAATGAATACTCTATCAAGATCTGCAAAAAATAATTATGGTGTAGAATTTACTGACGCAGAAAAAGATGAGTTAAGAGCTAAAGCTAAGGCTGATGGTTACGGAGGTAGTTTAAATTTTACTGAATTAGGCCCTAACATGAAATTAGTATACACAGACGCTTATGATGCAAAAGACACTTCTGGTAGCGTTACTTCAATAGCTAGAGAAGGATATGCAATGGAAGAAGATACTCTTGATGAGGTTGATTTAAATGCTGCAGCACATAAAGAAGCTATTGAATTCGTTAATAATCATCCTAAGAAAGATTCTATAAAAATGACATACGATAATGGTAAGAAAGACAAAGCTAGTTTGTTGAAATTCAATAACTTTGTTCTTGGTTACGCAAAAAACACACTTAAGAAAAATAATGCAGGCGCATCAGCTTTCTTACAAGATGTTGTTCGTGTTCTTGAAGGTAAAATAGACGCTAAGGTTCACACAAACACACCTAGTACATTCGGTGAATAATTAAAAACCTAATAATACAGAAAAGGCAACCAATTGGTTGCCTTTTTTTATGCCGCTAAAATTTGTCTCTCTATCTCTGTAAGTGAATTCACTCCAGTAGAGTTAATTTTATCTAAAATACAATCTTTATCTAGGTTTTCAAAAATAAACAATTTAGCTCTATCACACGTGCTTGAATATTTATGGTATTCATTTGTATGCAAAAGTTTTTCAGTTATATCCTCAAATTGTAAAATTGCAGGT